ACATGGGGCGTGTTCTACAACGAAGAAGAGAACGACCAAGCGCAAGTCATCCTGTTAGATGCGTTTAAAGAACGCATGGCGTTTCCAGATTTAAAACAAGCCGCGCTAAAACACTATAAGGAGTGGGAGCCTGATGCGTTCATTGTGGAAAAAAAGGCAGCTGGTGCGCCACTCATCCAAGAACTGCGAGCGATGGGTATACCGGTTCAAGAGTTCAGCCCCAGTCGCGGCAACGACAAAATGGTCCGAGTTAATGCTATTGCAGACCTGTTTACCTCTGGTAAAGTCTGGGCCCCTGATACCCGCTGGGCGCGAGAGGTTATTGAAGAAGTAGCGGCCTTCCCAGTGGGCGAGCATGACGACTTTGTTGATACCACTTCACAGGCCCTTCTGCGGTTTCGGCAGGGGGGGTTTATTTCATTAGATACCGACGAGCCGGATGATGTTCGATACAACATCCCGCGTAAGGCAGCGTATTACTGATAAGGACGCATCATGGCAATCGATAAGAGCTTGTACACCGCCCCGACGGGTTTGGCATCTTTAACAGAAGGAGAACCCGACCTTGAGATCGAGATTGTTGACCCCGAGGAAGTTAACATCAAGACAGACGGTCTTGAGATTGCGCTTCTTCCTGAACCTACAACGGCGGAGACGTTTAACGCCAATCTTGCGGACTTCGTGGACGACGACATTCTTCTGTCTGTTGCAGGCGATCTTGAGGAAGACATTGTCAACGATAAGAACGCTCGTAAAGAATGGGAGAAAGCATACGTAGAAGGGCTGAAACTTCTCGGCTTGCAGATCGAAGAACGTACTGAGCCGTGGAGCGGTGCTTGCGGCGTGTTCCACCCGATGATTACCGAAGCTGTTGTGCGCTTCCAAGCTGAGACAATTACCGAGACGTTCCCGGCTCAAGGCCCTGTGCGGACCAAGATTATCGGTAAAGACACACCGGAGATACAAGAAGCGGCGGTGCGGGTCGAGGAAGATATGAACTTCCAGCTGACCGAGATCATGACCGAGTATCGGCCAGAACACGAGCGCATGCTGTGGTCGCTGCCAGCCACAGGCTCGGCATTCAAGAAGGTGTACTACGACCCCAACCTCGGTCGCCAAGTGGCGATGTTCATACCCGCAGAAGACATCATCCTGCCGTATGGCGCGACTGATCTAGACACCTGCCACCGTTTAACGCACGTGATGCGTAAGACCAAGAACGAGATCGTCAAACTCCAGCAGGGTGGGTTCTACCGCGACATCGAGTTGCCTGACCCACCGAAATCGCAAGATGAGATTAAGCAGGCCAAAGACAAAGAGACTGGGTTTCATGACCTTAACGATGACCGTTATGTCTTGCTGGAGTGCCACGTTGACTTGAACCTAAAAGGGTTTGAAGACAAAGACGACGATAATGAAGAGACAGGCATTGCGCTGCCGTATGTGGTCACGCTGATTAAAGGCACCAACACCGTACTGGCGATTCGTCGTAATTGGTTGGAAGACGATCCGTTGCGTCTGAAGCGTCAGCACTTCGTGCACTACCAGTATGTGCCGGGGTTTGGTGCGTATGGCTTCGGTCTGTTCCATTTGATCGGTGGGTTTGCTAAGAACGCCACATCGCTGATGAGACAGCTGACTGATGCAGGCACGCTGTCGAACTTGCCCGGTGGATTGAAGTCACGTGGTCTGCGTATTAAGGGAGACGACACACCGATTGCGCCGGGTGAGTGGCGTGATGTAGATGTAGCCTCGGGCAACATCAGAGACTCGATCCTCCCCCTCCCCTACAAAGAGCCATCAGCGACATTGTTTTCGTTGATGAACACCATCGTTGAAGAAGGGCGTCGGTTTGCCGCAACAGCGGACATGAAGATTTCAGACATGTCTGCGCAGGCACCGGTGGGCACCACATTGGCCCTTCTTGAGCGCCAATTGAAAGTCTTAACAGCGGTGCATGCACGAGTTCACTTCGCCATGAAGAAAGAACTCAAGCTGCTAAAGAACATCATCCGCGACTTCACTGACCCCGACTACGACTACACACCAGAGTACGGCACTAAGAAAGCCAAGAAGGATGACTACGATCTGGTCGACGTTATTCCTGTGTCAGACCCGAATGCGTCCACTATGTCGCAACGTGTGGTGCAGTATCAGGCAGTCATTCAGATGGCGCAGATGGCACCGGACATTTACGACATGCCAGAGCTGCACCGTGCGATGTTGGACGTGCTGAACATTAAGAACGCTGAGAAGTTGGTGCCCTTGCCGTCCGATCAGAAACCCAAAGACCCTGTGTCGGAAAACATGGCGTGTCTGAAGGGTGAGCCGTTAAAAGCGTTCTTGTACCAAGACCATCAATCGCACATCGGGGTGCATATGTCAGCGATGCAGGACCCGTTAGTTATGCAGTTAATTGGGCAGAATCCGAGAGCACCGCAAATTCAAGCGGCGATGACGGCACATATTGCCGAACATGCAGGGTTCCTGTACCGCCAGAAGATCGAGCAGCAACTCGGGTTCTCGTTGCCGCCTGAAGATGAACAACTCCCGCCGCAGGTTGAAGTCGCACTGTCGACCATGATGGCGCAAGCAGCACAACAAGTACTACAGCAGAGCCAAGCGCAAGCGGCGCAACAACAAGCGCAACAACAGGCGCAAGACCCGCTGGTTCAGATGCAGATGCAAGAGTTGCAGTTGAAGCAGCAGGAACTGCAATTGAAACAGCAGAAGATCGCACTTGATGCGTCAGCGCAAGCAGACCGCCTTGAGTTAGATAGAGAACGTCTGGACGGCCAGTTGCAGTTAGATGCAATGAAGACCCAAGCCCAGATCGAAGAGACCAAAGCACGTGTTGCCGGGGAACAAGAACGGGAAGGCGTGCGATTGGGGTTGGAAGCGGCTAAAGCACGTGAGCAGTCTGACTTCCAGCGTAAGCAGGCGATGGTGAACCAGTTGAACGCCTATCGCGAATCCAACAAAAAGGAGAAACCTAACAAATGATCGACTCTTTCGCAGGCGTACTGCGCGATAAGTTACGCATAGAAATGAACAACTACGCCGATGACGTAGCAACCGGCCAGTGTTCCGACTTCTCCTCCTATAAACATCTCTGCGGGGTTATTCAAGGTCTAGCCATTGCAGAGCGCCACTTAATTGATCTTGTTGAGAAAGCCCAAAAAGGAGATGACGAAGATGAGTGATTTGCTGCTACCACCGGGCGTGCGAATGCCAGAAGCGATTCAAACCAGTGAGGTACCAAGCGAAGATATTCCAATCGAAGAACGCGGGCGCATGTTACCCAAGGCGGTTGGTTGGAAGATTTTGTGCACCCTGCCTCCTGCTGACGAGACGTTTGAGAACAGCCAAGTCTTGAAACCTGAGTTGGTTAAAAAGCAAGAAGAGTTCACGACCACCGTGTTGTTTGTCGTCGACGTAGGCCCAGATGCTTACAAAGATGCCGACAAGTACTCGTCAGGTCCGTGGTGTAAACCGGGCGATTTCATTCTCGTCCGAGCATACGCTGGCACCCGTCTAAAGGTGTACGGCACAGAATTCCGCTTCATCAACGACGATCAGGTCGAAGGTGTGGTGGATGACCCTCGCGGTATTACCCGCGCTTAATCAGGAGGTGTTATCAAATGAGTAATTTAGAAGAGTTCAAGTTTCCTGACGAAAAGGAAACCGCGCCTGCCAACGAAGTCGAAGTGTTTGCTGAAGGCGGCGATGTCGAGATTGAAGTCATCGATGACACCCCAGAGCGGGATCGCGGGCGTAAGCCATTAGACAAGGAAGTGGCCGATCCCACGGACGACGAGATTGAGTCGTACTCGGACAAGGTGCAGACTCGTATCAAAGAGTTAACACATGCCCGTCACGACGAACGCCGTCGTAAGGAAGAACTAGAGCGGCAGGCGCAGGAGATGGAGCGTCTGTTGCAGTACATGTCCGAAGAGAACAAGAAGCTAAAGCAGACGGTTAACTACGGGCAGGAAGTCTATATTGGTACGGCTAAACGGGAAGCGGAAGCCCAGTTGGAAGCGGCCAAGCGGATGTACAAGGATGCACATGAGTCGTTTGACACAGATGCCATCATTGCCGCCCAAGAAGCCCTGACTGATGCCAAGATGCGATTGGAGCAGATACGAAATTATCGTCCTGCCCCTTTACAAGAAGAAAATAATGAGGTACAACTACCGCAATCTCAACCCCAACAGGTGCAGCCGGACGAGCGGTCCCTGCGCTGGCAGGCTAGAAACCAGTGGTACGGATCACCGGGGTTTGAAGAATATACCAGCTACGCACTAGGGCTGCATCACAAGCTAGTCACCGCAGGGGTAGACCCGCGTACCGAGGAGTACTTCGCTCAAATCGACGAGCGCATGACGGCATCTTTCCCCGAACTATTCGGGCAGCAAAGAGAACAGTCGTCTCAAAAATCCAGCGATTCATCCAAGAAACCTGCGGCAGTGGTAGCGCCTGCTTCCCGTTCGTCTGGAACAAAGAAAATCCAGTTGACGCCAAGACAGTTAACTCTGGCAAAGAAGTATGGACTAACCCCGCAACAGTACGCGGCTGAAGTAGCTAAATTGGAGGCACAAAATGGTTGATCGTACCCCTCGTGACGTAGCGACACGCGAAAAAACAGCAAGGCATGTGTATGTTCCCCCTTCGCATCTGCCAGACCCAACCCCACAGCCGGGGAAACGGTTTCGGTGGATTGCGACACAGCTTTTAGGGCAGTCGTTGGCTCCCAACGTCTCTACCCGCATGCGTGAAGGATGGGCTCCTGTACGTGCTGAAGACCACCCGGAGCTAATGCTTCCGCCTAATGCAAACGGTAATGTTGAAATCGGCGGCTTGATGTTGTGCAGCGCCCCTGAAGAACTGATAGAAAGCAGAAATGCCTACTACAACAATCAGGCGGAACGGCAAATGGAAACCGTTGATAACAATTTAATGCGTCAAAGCGATCCACGGATGCCAATCTTCAATGAAAGAAAGTCGTCCACCAGCTTTGGCAAAGGGTCAAAATAATTCTTTTTGGAGCTAAACATGGCATTTCCGACTGTATCGGCCCCCTACGGGCTAAAGCCGATCAATTTGATCGGTGGTCAGGGGTTTGCGGGTCAGACTCGTGAACTTCCGATTGCAAGCAACTACGCCACCCCGATTTACAACGGCGATATCGTTCGTATTTCAGGGGCTACTATCGTCAAAGAAACAGGCACTACAACTGTCTCGGCAACGGGTATTGTGGGCGTGTTCCTTGGCGTAACTTATACAAACCCATCCACAGGCCAGAAATTATTCGCTAACTCGTATCCGGGTAACGTTGTTGCTTCTGACATCATGGCGTATGTTTCAGATGATCCTGATCAACTGTTTAAAGTAGCTGTTACTGGCGGCGCAACTTCAACCACAATCACCCCAATTTCGGGTGCGATTCTGGGTGACAACCTCGCTATTTCGCAGCCTTCAACAAATACCACCATTTCGGGTAACTCGAATATTGGTGCGTACGACTCTGGCTCGAATACAGCAGCTTCGCTGCCATTACGTGTTATTGGTCTTGTAGAAGAGACTACCAACTCTGCTGGCAACTACAGCGAAGTAATCGTTAAGTGGAATGCACCTTACACGGTGTCTACTTATGATGCTGGCCCTCCGATTGCTGTTACTACTGTAGTTACCGGCGGACATTCGTATCTCAACCCGACTGGTCAAGCCAACGTATAAGGAGCTTAAATCATGGCTATTTCACGCGCACAACTACTGAAAGAGCTGCTCCCCGGCTTGAACGCATTGTTCGGTCTGGAGTACGCTCGTTACGGCGAAGAACACAAGGAAATCTACGAAACTGAGACTTCCGATCGTTCGTTCGAAGAAGAAACCAAACTGTCTGGCTTCAGTGCCGCACCGGTTAAGAACGAAGG